ACGCCACATATATTTGAGGACATTAGCTTTCAACGCGCCGCGAAAGCCTTCGCCGCTTAGCGCGGCCTCGATGGCGTCAATCGCTTCGATCCCCCCAGCGGTATAGTGCGGTGGGCTATTGACGACATCGACACCCTGCTCGTTAAGCATATCCCTCACTTCCTTATATCGCATAAAATCGTTCCCATACATTACATGTCCTCCCCATCTGCCTTGAAGTTAATCTGAACGCCGAAGAAATCGTCCGACTGGTCATCGATCATGGCATTTATAACCATATAGTCTTCATCGCCTATGAGAAGTTCAAGACCACGGAACACACGCTTCGTTCGTGTCGCCCGATCCCTTGTGGCATCATAGCCATGCGTCTTCATCTCACCATTGAACTTACGCTGCGACCACTCCTTGCCCTTGGCTTCGTTGTTATCCTTGCACCAGTCGCGGAAGTCATTGAACGCCTCGTTGGTAGTCATCTCATTGTCTTCGCCAGCAACGCAACGCTCCGTGATCCAGCGGGCCAATGCGTCCTCTCCTGCGAGATACTCATCGGTAGCTTGGATTACTGCCTTCGGCGGGTTCAAGCCCTGCTCCAGCCAAGCCTTAGCCCCTTCGATAACCCACGCCAAGATGGCCGGGTATTCCTCCTTCAGCTTGTCCGGCAAGTCCATGTCCTTGACGAGAGGCTTAGTCTCGAACGGGATGAGATGCATACGCCGACGCATAGCGTCATCCACATTAGTAATTTCAGGCTTTGTATTGCCAGCAATCACCAACGTAAACTGCGGCGTGAACTCAAAGTTATCCTGCCGCATGAAGCGGGCGCTGATCCTGTCCCCGCCAGTCAGCGACTTGACCTTGGCTTCATCCCACTTACGCGACGGGTCAATCTCCTGCGCGTGAACCAGCCGAGCGCCCATCAACGACGCCAACTCTGTGGGATGACGCTGATTGTTCGACGCCAAGAAAACGTCCGCACTGGCCACGGTGGCATAATCGCCAAGGATATTGCCTATCGCTCCGAGGAAGGTTCCTTTGCCATTGCCGCCGGAGCCGTGGGCAAAGGCGAGGATATGCTCCTTGGTCGAACCTGTAGCCGAATAGCCAGCCAACCTTTGAAGGTAAGAGATCATCTCAGCATCACCGTTGCACGCCTCATTGAGAAACGCTTGCCATTGCGGGGCTGGCTTGCTGAAGTCCGCCTCAACCGATGTGCATTTTGTGCACATGCGGGAACGGTCATGCGCCAGCAACGCCCCGGTCTTTAGGTCCACCATCCCCGACTTGGTGTTCAGGATATAGATGTCGGCGTCTAGCTGCTCGGTTGTCGCCTGCATCATCGGCTCGACAGCCGCCAGCTTCGCCACATTGGCAATCACATTATACGACGCCACACGCTGCGCAATCCGCTCACCCTTTTGTGGGCTTTCAATCTTCTCCAAGGCTTCGGCCGATGCTTGAGCGCAGACCTTGCGGACGATGGCTACATGCTTCTTCGCCACGTCCAAAGCCCACTTGTTGCCATCCCATGCGACCCAGCCCATGCCGCCCACAACGTATCGAATATCCGAAACGTGTAGCCGAGCAACGCGCTGCGCCAATGCAATGTCACTATACTCAATCGGCGTTTCGCCAGCCGAGGCCACCACGCCAAAGTCTTCGTCGCTGAAGTCCGCCACATCGAACTCATCGACCTCGCGCTTGTAGCCAAAGGTCGCAGCTTTATCCGCCAGCCAGTCCCAACCCAACTCATAGGGCGGGTGCATACGGCCGAAGTCTGCTTCGATAGTATCGAGCGAGTTAACCCCGTCTTCCCAACGCTCGGCCCAGCCTGCGAAAATCTCGAACGCATCCGTCTCATTGTCAGGGCCGCACGCCGCCTTGATGGCATAGCCCATGCGGATATAGTCATCACGGTCAGGGAAGTGTTCGGTCTTGTTCGGGATAGCGGTGACTGCGGCAGCCACATGCACAACGCTTGGCGCGGTAAGCGAAGCCTGATCGACCGACTGCCGCTCGACTGCCTTCTGCGCCGTCTTGTCCGCGTGGATAATCTGGCAGCCCATCATCTCCAACGTCTCCGTCAGGTCCGCAAAGAACCGCTCAATCTTTTCCCGCGTTACCTTCTTCAACCCAGCCGGGCCACGTGCCTCCAAGTCCACATCAAGACTGTATGGCTCCTTAGTGATAGGATGGATACCGGCGATGACGTACTGCTGCCCGTCACCCAGAAATTCTACAAGCTGCTCGACGCCCCGGTCATCGCGGAACCGCACCTGCATCCGGCCAATCTTTTCATCGGTGCGATACATGAACAGGCGCTTGGGAAAACGACCGATACGCATAGGGGCTTTGCCCAATGCCTTCACCGCCATATCACCAATGACCCTAGCCAGCCCCTCGTTAACAACATCAATGTCAACAGCAGGATATTTGCTTGCCTTCAAGCCGATATTAGCATGGCTGCGGTCCCACCTTTCTACGTCGTTAGATGTAGGAATGTAGTCCTGCCAAGCATACCCGCCCCATGTGCCTTGCGCATTCTGCCGACCGGGTGCTTTGCCTGCCTGATCCGCTTGGATTTTAGACATGGCCGACAACTCGGCGTTCGGCGGGATAACGGACACGAGATCGGTGAACCCAATCTCATACAGCGTTTTAAATTTCATTAGTGCAATTCCCTCTTTTCAATTTGGTCCCGCCTCTGCATCAATATGTCTACCGCTGCGTCGATGGCGAAGAGCGCAAAGTCCGGCTCGGCATCGGTCAACAATGTGTAGGCGGGCGTCGTCATTATTACACCGCGCTCCAACTCTGCTTCAAAACCGATTACGAATACTGGAACAAACTCAACCTGTTGTTCTTTGTCCGTCCATTTTATTGTATCCATTATTATACCCTTTCGGCATTGGCCCGGCCAGTGTACGCAGCCTGATTGTCGGCTTGGATTTGCTTCGTGCTTCTGTCGTTTAAAAGCGACAAAGCATACCGCGCAAGTTCGTAGACATCAATCTCGCCTTCGATATTTAACCGGTTGCCATTCCGGCGGGTGTAGCCTCGTGTGTTGTCGTGTATCCACTCGGCCAGTTGCGATGCTAATATCTGTTTCATTTCAAATGATCTCCTGCTTCAATCCGATCCGCCAGCCAACGTGTGCTGCGCTCAAACATATTCATCTTACCAGTGCGAAGCCAAGCAATAATCGCTTCCTTCTCGTTCACGACGGGCGTTTCTTCTACCGTGATTTTCTCTTCATTAGTTTTTGTAATACGTGTCATTAGATTAACTCCTTGATTTTAAATCCCTTTGTTTCGGCATAAGCGATTAGGTCATCGATCCACATAATACCTTTGCCTGAAACAAAATACTGATTGATGCCCCTATAGGGTACATTCTTTATGTCGCCCCATGTGTGCGACGACTGCTCGTACATCTTTATATCTGCACGATGGACTGAGGGATGCGTGCGGCGTAGGAAGTTAGCAGCCTCCGCCGCAATCAATTTCGCGTGGCCGGAGAACTCACGCCGGGCAACTGGCTCATCCCCTTTAACTTCATCCGGAACAAACGTATCTGTTTTCGCGTACCATTCCGTCTTTGGTATAGAGGCGATACCTGTTTCTTTAAGCCAGCCCTTAACCGTTCTGCGGTCGCTGCCGTATAGGCGCATGAGCGCGGCGCAGGTCATGGTCGGGGCCATTATGTGAAAGTTATCAGGAATAGACCTCTTCCTTCCACGTGAACTTACAACGATCTCCGTAAGTTTAAGTTCGTCCATCCAACGAAGGACCACCGACCTTATCCGGCCATAATGTTTAACGAGTTGCGTTACGTTCATGGTCCTTGCCATCTCCCTTAGATCATCTGGTGGGGGCGATTTATGCGAAACGAACTCTCGCTTCAGCCCAATCTTTCTCCGCCGAGTATCAACGGCGTCAGCCGAACGGCCAAGCACCTCTCCAATCTGCGGGTACGTCAGATTTTTATGGTAAAGTTCTGTGAGAATAGCGTCCTCTTCAGGCCGCCACGGGGTGAAACTCTTCGACATAATCTCCCTCATTTGTTTGTTGCCTCTCTTGGGTGGCACAGGTTCAATATCGATTGCAAGAACTTTTTTTTGTTGACGACACTATGCGACTTGTGCCAGCTATGGGGAAAGCAAACGTGATACCGACAAAAAAGAGGGAAGAGCATGACCGTATCAATCGACTTGGCGAGTACGGAAGGCGGTAGAACTTTCGATAGGAGCGCCATTTCTGTACGCGCTATTAGCCGCAATGACTGCGCCGATTTTATTTTGAATATCCACTACGCGGGACGTTGGCCAAGTATTTCATGGGCCTTTGGGTTATTTGAGAACGATACCCTATGCGGCGTTGTTACTTACGGAACACCTTTTAGTTCTACACTGCGTAGCGGCGTGGCGGGGCCGGACTTTGCAAGCCATGTTATAGAATTAAATCGGCTTTGCCTGAGAGACAATGTACGAAATCAGGCGAGTATGTTGGTTGGGCGTAGTTTGAGGATGCTACCGCAAGAGAAAATAGTTGTGTCTTTTGCGGATACTGAGCAAGGCCACGTTGGCTACGTCTACCAAGCCACGAATTTTCGTTATTTCGGTTTGTCTGCTAAACGCACCGATTGGAAAGTGCGGGGCTTGGAGCATTTGCACGGACAGACAATATCGGATTTAGTTCGCGGCGCGGGAAACAGGGCCGCAGCTTTACGCGCTAAATTTGGTGATGACTTCTATTTGCACCCGCGTCCGCGTAAGCACAGATATATTTACGCTGTTGGCCCCGCACGGTTCCGCAAGGCTGTTTGGAACGCCGTTAGGTATAGTGAGCAGCCTTACCCCAAAGGTGATATATGACCGTATCAATCGACTTCGAGACTAGAAGCGCCGTCGATTTGCGGAAGACGGGCGTCTATAAGTACGCCGCTGACCCATCAACCGACATCTGGTGTATGGCCTACAAGGCCCCGTGGTCTGACGACGTGCTAGTATGGCAGCCGGGCGATGAACGAGATATCTATCTCGAAGATTGGATCATGGCGGGCGGATTGCTGTCGGCATGGAACGCCAACTTTGAACGCACAATCTGGAACGAGGTCATGGTCGGTCGCTATCAGTGGCCAGACACTCGCATCAAGCAATGGCGCTGCACGATGGCGCAGGCCAGCGCGATGGGACTGCCTCGGTCACTTGGCCAAGCTGCGGCGGTTCTTGGCGTTGAAGAACAGAAGGACAAGACCGGCGCGGCCCTTATGCTCCGGATGGCACGGCCTCGTAAGGTGAACGCCGACGGCAGCTACACATGGTGGAACACGAAGGATAAGGTTGAGGCACTTGTCGCTTATTGCCGACAGGACGTGCGGACGGAACTGTCCGTCGCGGAAGTACTGAACGAAATGCCTGACAGTGAGCGTCGTCTTTATCAGCTTGACCAACGCATCAACGACCGGGGCGTGGCGCTTGACGTTGACCTTGTGCATCGCGTCAAAGCACTGGCTGAAAACGCCCGCGTAGAAATTGATGCGGAAATACAGCGTCTCACTAAGGGTAAAGTCAACGCCGCGACAAATGCTATGGAACTGACAGCGTGGCTGAACGCGCATGGTATCCGCGCCAAATCGGTTGACAAACAGACCGTTGGCAGGCTGCTGTCCTTTGACCGGATGCACCCTGTTATCCGCGAGGTTCTCAAACTCCGACAGAACGGAGCTAAGTCCAGCACAGCTAAGTATGACGCGATGCTGCACGCGGTCAATGAAGACGGGCGGATGCGCGGTCTCCTTGTCTATCATGGTGCGGCTACAGGAAGATGGTCCGGGAAGCTCGTCCAGCCCCAAAATTTTCCACGTCCGCAAAAGAAACAAGACGAGTTGGACGAGATCATCGCCAAACTCAAAGCGGATGAGGATGTGTCGGCGCATGGAGCCGGAACAGTTCTGGCGTCCGACTTGCTGCGTTCGATGTTGGTAGCCGAGGATGGCCACCGGCTTATGTTCGCCGACTATTCAGCGATTGAAGCCCGCGTGTTGGCGTGGGTAGCAGGGCAGAACGATCTCGTTGAGACGTTCCGAAAGGGGGGAGACGTGTATAAAGAAATGGCATCAGCCATCTACAACGTGGACGTGGAGGCCGTTACTGACGGACAGCGGCAGGTTGGGAAGATGGCAATTCTGGGTTGCGGCTACGGCATGGGCGGTAAACGCTTCGCCGAACAATGCGCCAGCATGGGCATCAAGGTAGACGAGGACGAAGCCAAGCGCATCGTGTCCGTTTATCGTGAGAAGAACAATCGCATCGCGCAATACTGGCGTGACATTGAGCAAGAATTTGTAGAGATGGTGAAGGGAGCAGGCAGGGTTGGGACCGTCGGGCTTCCATTACCTAGCGGGCGGTCGCTTACGTACCACAATCCGCGCATCATTCAGCGAGAAACGCCTTGGGGGGAAATGCGAGATACAGCCCAAGTCGATACGCTGAATAGTGTGACGCGACAGTGGACATCCCAGATTATCTGGGGCGGTCTACTGACGGAGAACGTGGTGCAAGCGACTGCCCGCGACCTTATGGCCACGGCCATGATGGCGTTGGAAGTCAAGGGCTACAATGTCATCCTGTCCGTACACGATGAAATCATTTCCGAAGTGCCAG